ATGGCTAACATCATTTACATGACCTTAAACGGCAAAAAACAAGGGCTAATATCAGCAGGTTGTTCAACCTATGATTCAATAGGTAACAAATACCAAGAAGAAAATAAAGATAAAATATTGGTTTATTCCGTAGACCATGATATCAATAGAGAGCAGAATGTAAATCACCACCCTATTGTAATAACAAAACCAATCGATAAATCATCTCCATTATTAGGCGTTTCAATATCAAACAATGAGCATTTAGATTGCCTGCTTGATATATATAGGAATAGTTCAGCCGGGGGGTTAGAGAAATTTTATTCCATCAAATTAACGAATGCCACTATAAAAAATATCTCCAGCCATTATCCTAATTCACTAAGCCATAATGATATGCAACCATATGAAAGTATAACAATTTCATATGATAGCATAACATGGACACATCACATCGCTGGCACATCAGGCTACAGTATAAGAGAAGAGAATGTATTTTAATACTTCTCAACTAAAAACAAAATGGTACGGTCAGTATCATTTTGTTTTATCTGTATAAACAAATTCCCTTTACTCCAAGATTCGCTTTCACCTGTATTCCAATATGCGTTTATATCTTTTATATAACCTAATTTTTCAATATAATTTATTAATTCTACTTTACTATTTGTATTTACATTTAAAAATAGAATTGAATTAGCCATTGGTTTTACACCATCTGGTGAGTCATAGGATATAATGTAATTATTTGAAATAATAGGAATGTTTTTAACTTCATCAAAGGTAAATAAATTATACCTAATAAAGTCATTTTTTGTATATGAAAAATGATTATCTACAAATAAAATAGGGATAGTAAAAATCAGCCCTAAAAAAAACAGAGCTATAAATGTAATTTTAATAATCTTATTCAAGTTCAATCCCCACATCTCTTACTGCATGTATGTTATATCCTGTTCTATCTTCAATATGTATTAGCAAATGACTCCTATCTATATCAGTGATCGGTGATATAGTATTAAGAAATGTAGGCAAAGAAGAATAATATGGTCTAGCATTATTAGGGTATTTTTGGGGGTCAGGGAATAATAAAGGCTTAAACATTTTATTTTTATACTTTCCTATAGCGCCATAATAATCCCATCTTTTTAGTGCATCTTCTTTACTTATAGGTTGAAGATGAGGTAAATAATCAACTCCATTTATAGCCTGATAAAAACCAAGTAGATTTGAAACCAAATCCTCACCACTGTACCCACTATCTGTATACCAATTAAAGGGAAATGAATCTTGATGCGCTTCAAATAGATGAGTGGTATACATCATAATAGTAAGTGCAACTCTCTTTTTATCATTTAAAGATAATCCTCTTCTAACCCTCCATCTTGTTATTTTAGATGTGCCATATTTTAATCCAAGACCCATGTATTGTGTGTATTTAATGGTAAAGTATGATTCTTTAGTATCATCACCTGAGTTTATAGCAGCCATTAACATTCTGGCATCATTACCTTTTGAATGCCCAGTATCTACCCACCCTAATTTTTCGGTATAAATTAACCTTCCTTCTATTACATCACTTCTACTACTCATGAAAACTCCTGTTATTTAGTTAAATACGCTATAAAATTTTAGATATATGATAGTACGCAAATTATTAAGTTACTACCTATAGAAACGTCTTAACAAAAAGTTACTGTTTTATTACCTGACACCAAACAATAAGTTTCTATAGAGTATAGATAATATAATTACATAGTAGATTAGTAAATCCCAATCTCACTTTTTAGTAAGTGACGTATTTTAAATATAAATTCACTCTAAGCATCAATCTGTATCAAAAATATTAAATAAGACTTGTTTTAAATGGTGATTATCATTTTCAAAAACTACTAGCTTTGCATTATTATCTAATATTTACCTTCCAGTAATAAAACATTTATTAATATTAGTAAAATTTAATTCCACTATTACTGCTTAAATAAAAATATCTTACACAAAATGAATTTCTAAATTAGGTGTGAAATGATAGTTGTGTGCTTACTCAACAGAGTCAGAATCCTTTCATTACTTTTCATAGTGTTAAAAAATTATTTATTGGAAAAATAAATAAATAAATCAAAAGCACATGAAAAAATTACTCGAACTACGCCAACAAAAAACTGATTTAACCCATCAAATGCGTTCGCTGCTTACCAAAGCCGAAGATGAAAAACGCTCATTGACTGCCGATGAAGCTAAACAGTTCGACGAGCTGCGCAGCCAGTCCGATTTTCTCAATACAGAAATTGCCCGTTATGAGTCACTGGCTGATGAAGAACGCAATCAGGCAAAGAACCAGCCGACCAGTAAAAAACTCAACAATGATGAACTCCGCCACTATGTTCTGACCGGAGAAACCCGAGCCTTGTCTACGGGCGTTCCGTCAGAGGGCGGCTACACCGTTATCCCCGAACTGAATAAGCAGATCATGCAGCAACTGGCTGATGAGTCGGTCATGCGCCAGATTTGTACGATTAAGACTACCCGCAGCAATGAGTATAAACAGCTTGTTTCGGTCGGGGGTACGGCAGTGGCACGCGGGGAAGAAGGCAAGGCACGCGGTGAGACTGGCACGCCGAAAATGGAAGAAGTGAGCATCAAGCTGTTCCCCATTTACGCTTACCCCAAGACCACCCAAGAGATTATCGATTTTAGCGATGTGGATATTTTGGGCTGGTTAACCTCAGAGATTGCCGATACGTTCGTGGATACCGAAGAAACCGATCTCGTGAGCGGTGACGGCAGCAAAAAAGCCAAAGGCTTCCTGTCTTATCCTCGCGACACTAAAGCCGATAAAGCCCGCGCATTCGGTACGCTGCAAAAACTGGAAGCCACTACGCTTGAAGCCGATAGCCTGATTGATCTTAAGTTCCTGCTTAAGAACAAATACCGCAAGAATTCCGTATGGGTGATGAACTCCAACACCGCTGCTCAGGTGCAGAAGCTGAAAAACGGCAACGGCGATTATATCTGGCGTGAACGTTTACAAGCGGGTGATCCTGATATGCTGCTGGGTTTGCCTGTCCATTACCTCGAATTTATGCCGGATAGCATCATTGGTCTGGGCGACTTCAAACGCGGTTATTTCATTGTTGACCATGAAACCGGCACGCGTACCCGTCCTGACAATATCACCGAGCCGGGATTTTATAAGGTACACACAGACAAGTACTTAGGTGGCGGTCTGGTGGACTCCAACGCCATCAAGGTGCTGGAAGTGAAAGCAGCTAGTAAATAAGCGAGAGGGGCGAAAAGCCCCTTTACTGTCTTGGAGTCCATAAGATGAATAACGATTTTGAAATCCGCACTGCCTCACTGTCTGCCAGTGATAAAAAACTGACGGGTTATGTGATTAAGTGGAACAGCCGATCCCAAGTTTTGTGGGATGAATTTGTCGAGCAGTTCGCCCCGAATGCCTTTCGTGCCAGCTTGACGGCAAATACTGATGTCAGGGCATTGTATGAACATGATCATACGAACCTGTTAGGCCGCACTACCTCCGGCACATTGCAGCTTAGCGAAGATGCCACCGGATTACGCTTTGAGTTAACCCCGCCTGATACCCAACTGGGGCGCGATGTGCTGACACTGGTTGAACGGGGTGATATTTCTGGCATGTCCTTTGGGTTTAGGGCAATCAAGGATCAGTGGGATGTGGGCCAGGAACCTTATATCAGAACCGTTATGGAAGCCGAGCTTAGGGAAATCACGATCACTAGTCTGCCTGCTTACCCTGAAAGTGGGGTAGAGATTGCCAAGCGCTCACTCAATGCGGTTAAGCCCTGCCATGCGGATTTGCGTCATTACTGGCTGCAATTGTCTGAGGTGTGATTATGTGGCCTTTTAAGCGTAAAACCCCTGAAACCCGCAGTATGACGATTGATGAGTTTCTTTCTCTGGCGGGCGTGTCTAACACCAAATCGGGCGAGCATGTTTCACCGTCTACAGCCGAAGGTCTGCCCGCAGTCATGAACGCCATTACAGTAATCAGTGAAGCCGTGGCCACCATGCCTTGTTACCTGTATCGGGTGAGAAACCATCACGGCACGGAATCCCGCGAATGGCTGAGCGATCATCCGGTGGATTACTTACTCAACGAATGCCCTAATGACTGCCAGACCCCTTTTCAGTTTAAACGAACCTTAATGCGTCATTGCTTATTAAATGGTAATGCCTATGCGGTGATTGTCTGGGGACGGGACGGTCAGCCGCAATCCTTGCACCCTTACCCGCCGTCAGCGGTTGTTCCGCAGCGATTATCCGATCACCGATTTGCCTACACCCTCACCGAACCTTATAGCGGCAAGGTGAAAACCTACCTACAGGAAGAAATCCTGCATCTGCGCTATGCCACCGAAGACGGCTTTCTTGGGCGTTCCCCTGTCACCATCTGTCGTGAAACTTTAGGTCTGGGACTGGCACAACAACGCCACGGTGCTAGCATCATGAAAGACGGCATGATGGCGGCGGGCGTGATTAAGGCTGCTGACTGGCTGGATGGCATTAAAGGCAATAAAGCACTGGAAGCCCTCGAACGTTACAAAGGCGCTCGCAATGCAGGCAAAACCCCGATCCTTGAGGGTGGGATGGAGTACCAGCAATTGGGCATGAGTAACCAAGATGCCGAGTGGCTGGCCTCCCGCCGTTTCACCATTGAAGATATCGCCCGGATGTTTAACGTCAGCCCGATCTTCCTGCAAGAGTATTCGAACAGTACCTACAGCAACTTTAGTGAAGCCTCCCGCGCCTTTCTGACTATCACCATGCGCCCGTGGCTTGCTAATTTTGAGCAGCAAATCAAATCGGCTTTGCTGATGAACTCGCCAACAAAAGGCATTCGCTATCAGGTGGAATTTGATACCGCCGACCTACTGCGAGCCAATCCGAAAGAACGTTTTCAGAGTTATGAGACGGCGATTAAATCCGGTGTGATGTGCCCGAACGAAGCTCGCGAACGTGAGGGGTTATCACCCCGTGCTGGTGGCGATGAATTCAGTCAGGCATGGAAACAGACAGTGGAAATCAAGCAACAGACGGAGAATAACCTATGAGAGCAGGCAGATTGCGGCATCGGATAACCCTTCGTAAAAATGAAAGTACGCGTGATTCGTTTGGCGGTGTCATCAATAACTGGGTGGATGTTGCCACCGTCTGGGCAGAAGTCAAAGCCATTAGTGGGCGGGAGTTGGTGGCATCCGGCGCAGTGTTCTCAGAAGCCACCGTGCGTATCTGGCTGCGTTATCGTGCTGATGTGACCACAGCGAACAGCATTACCTATCACGGAGCAAGCACCAGAGGGACGGCATTCGACATTATGGCGGTCATCCCCGATGCGAAACACACCCGCCTAGAGCTGCTTTGCAAGGGAGGTATATTCCGATGAGCCAGATTGAAATTCCCTTGAACGAAATCAAACAGCATTGCCGATTGGATGAGAGCGATACCCTTGATGATGCCTTGCTCATGGGCTATGCCGCCGCCGCGCTTGAAGTCTGCCAGCAACATATCGGTAAGCGATTTGGAGATGATCTGGATTTTACCCCGGCGATTATAGTTGGTTGCCTGCTGTATATCGGTTTGTTGTATGAGAATCGGGAGATGGCGACTGATGTTGAACTCAAAGAAGTGCCTTTTACTATCAAATCGTTGTGGTCTGTCTATCGTGATGTGGGGATCTACTGATGCCGTGGCAACCGTTAAGACGTTGTGGCTATTCCGGTTGTAAGCAACGGGTAAAGTCCGGTCGCTGTGAGGAACATCGACGGGACCAAAACAGGCAGCGCGGTACACGTACCGAACGTGGCTACAGTAACCGATGGGGACGCTATCGGCTGCAATACCTGAAAGCTAATCCGTTATGTGTCTATTGCTTACAGCAAGGCTGCTACACACCTGCAATCATTGTGGATCACATAATCCCAATACAGGGTGAAGCGGATGTGCTGTTTTGGTCTGCATCCAATCATCAAGCACTATGCCATGCCTGCCATAACCGTAAGACGGTACAGACAGACCCACTCACCAAAGCGAGGCGCAAACAAGGTGCTTATCGGGAGCAGGAGGCAGAAGCAGCACGATTATTTATCACAAGAATAATAACCAAATGAAATAACGAAGTAAGGGTATCAAAAATGACAAACGCCCCTCTGAGCGGAACCGCCCCCTCCTTCAATTTTTACGCACGGCAATTTTTTTGAAAATAAATCACAAGGAACAGAGAACATTATGGCAAGAGCACCGAAACCACCTACTTATTTAAATGATATTGCCGCCAGTCAATGGAAGGCCAAAAGCAAAATTTTAAACGAGCGGGAAGATTTGAACGCCGCCGACTGGAACAACTTAGAGCTGTATTGCGTCAACTATGCCATTTACCGAAAGGCAGTGGCAGACCTTGATATCAGAGGCTTTAGCATTGTGAATAGTCAGGGCAGTGAAAGCCGTAATCCGTCATTGAGTGCCAAAGCCGATGCGGAAAAAATCATGATAAAAATGTCCTCATTGCTGGGTTTTGACCCCGTATCGCGGCGTAAAAATCCGATAGAAAGCGAAGAAGAGGACGAGTTAGACCGACTATGAACGCATGGGAACAATACGCTTTTGATATCGAAAATGGCACAATTCCGGCCTGTAAACGGGTAAAACAGGCGGTAAAACGCTACCTTAACGACCTGAATAATCCGCGTTATCTGTTTGATGCGGAGGTGGTGACACGGTTTATTACATTTTCCCGTCACTGTCCGCACGTCAAAGGCCATTTGCGGGGTAAACCGATTATGCTGGAGCCGTGGCAGCAATTCGTCTTTGCCAATCTGTTCGGTTTTAAGGTGAAAGCGACCGGACGCCGAAAATATCGCAGCGCTTATATTCAGGTTCCGCGCAAAAATGCCAAATCCACCGTTGCCTCGATACTGGCAAATTGGTTTCTGGTGATGGATAACGGTCAGCAAGATATCTACACCGCCGCAGTGAGTCGTGATCAGGCGCGCATTGTATTTGATGATGCCCGTCAGATGTGTTTGTTATCAAAACCGCTCAAAAAACGGGTAGCTATCCAACAGCACAAAATCACTTACCCGAAGAGCAATAGCCTGCTAAAACCACTGGCAGCCAAAGCCGCCACAATTGAGGGCACTAACCCCAGTCTGGCGATTGTCGATGAATATCATTTGCACCCTGATAACGCCGTCTATTCTGCCCTTGAACTGGGGATGGGGGCACGTCCCGAAGGTATTTTGTTTGCCATTACCACGGCAGGCAGTAATGTTATTTCAGCCTGTAAGCAGCACTATGATTATTGTTGCCAGATATTGGACGGTGAGGAACAGAACGAATCATTATTTGCCCTGATCTACGAACTGGACGACGAGAACGAGATTGATGATGAGGCACTCTGGATAAAAGCCAATCCGAATCTGGATGTATCGGTAGACAGTGCCGCTTTGCATGACACTATCCAGAAAGCGCGAGGTATTCCGTCACAATGGACAGAGATGCTCACCAAACGCTTTAATATCTGGTGTCAGGGTGAAACGCCGTGGATAGGCGAAGGCGCTTGGAAAGCCTGCCAGATGGAGTATAACGAGCGTTATCTCAAGGGATTGGAGTGTTACGCCGGGCTGGATTTATCCTCCACAGGCGATATCACCAGTATTTGCTACACATTCCCCGTGGATAATGAATTGTTATTACTGACCCGTCATTATCTGCCCGAAGCCCAGCTACAGAACCCCGCCAATAAGAATCGGGCAGTGTATCGACAATGGGTACAGGCAGGTTGGATACGCACTACCGTAGGCGATTGCATTGATTACGACCGTATCCGTGATGATATTCTCAAAGACAGCCAGCACTTTGATATCAAGCTGGTGGGCTTCGATACATGGAACGCCACACACTTACGTACCCAATTACAGGGCGCGGGGCTGGATGTTGAGCCATTCCCGCAAACCTATATGCGCTTTAGCCCGGTGGCGAAATCTGCCGAGGTGTTCGTAAATCGTAAGATTATTCGTCACAACGGCGATCCGGTGCTGGCGTGGGCGCTCGCTAATGTGGTGATGGAAACCGATGCCACCGCCAATATCAAACCGAATAAGAAGAAATCCGCGAACAAGATTGACCCTGCCATTGCGTTCCTGATGAGCTTTGGTACATGGCAAGCTGAGCATGAAGATTTTGCGTTTAGTCTTAGTGATGAGCAGCAGCGGCGATTGGATGGCTTTAATGGGATTTAGATAATTAAATCAAATGTTCAGAAGGTTAGATATCACACACCGTTTTTGGGATTAGTCGCTACTTTATCTGACCGTGTTCTGTAGAGAAGTGCGACTAAATCTGACAGTTCGCTATGAGAGAAAAGCGAACTGTCTCGTTCCAACTGATTATTGGACAAAAGTGCGTTAGAGTCTTTGAACTAACGCACTTTATTTAGATAAGAAAAAATATGTTGAACCTTAAATTAAACTTTTGTATGGGAAATTATCGAAGGTGCTACCAATCAAAGACATCTGTTATTCTATAGGTATACTCTGCTCTTTCATTGTCAGATATGTCTATACGAGTAATATACTCCCCTACTTTAATTTTCTTTCTAAAAAGATTTACAGTGGTAGTAGTATTTTCTTCACCTGCCCCCCAGTACAGGAGTCCCTCTTCCCCTTTAGGCTTTACATAGAAAGGCCACTTATCACCGTGATCGATAGCATAGCCAAAAATTTCCATTCCACGTATAGAATTGTCTGTATTTAAGAACGCATCAAAAACTAGTGTGTCTTCCATCTCAACTGAACCCTCTACATACACCGCTTTAACTCTTGAAAAACCCATTTTTACCTACCTTTGCCAAGTGCTGGGAATCATTCTTAAACTCTTTGTTAACTGCTAGTTTATTACAATGTAAGAGTCAATATTTTCTAAACTTGGATTTTCTTCCACTTTCCGGCCTAAGTAGACAAACTCCATGATTGAGTTAAACTCCAGAATATCGTCGTCGTTACCTTCTAAAACTCCTTCGTTTAAATACAATTGCTTAGCCTGCTCAAAATTATTGTAAAGCAATCCCTTACTTTTAATAATTTTCTCAACTTTATAAATATGTCCAATACAAACAACATACATGCTTGCAGGAGCATCATTTATTACACGTTGAGCAACAAACTCACCTTTAGTATTCTTAATATGTTCAATCGTTTCGTCGGTATATGGTAAGATTTGAGACAATTTTTCTTTTTCTGCTTCAATCCAACTAACCGCTTGATCTTTGTCAAACGCCTTTAACAATACGAGACTTAATTTGTCTATAACTGATAAATTATCTGAATTTTGTTTATAGAGTTCATTTAGAACTAAGTATCGAATAATTGGAGGAAGTATAGAAAAAACACTCATAATTTTATTATTAGAGCCAAATTTATACTTATTAAAGTAAAGAACAAAAAGACTTGCATACATATTGAATAAGGAGTCTATACAATTAAGTATATCTTGTTCAGTGATAGGTCTTGTTTCTTGAGTATGTATACATTTATTTCCAGCTAGTTGAATTTTTTTTACAGAAGACATCAAAAATCTATTATTTTCACTTATCTCTTCCAATTTTTTGACTATTTTTTTGTCTCCCAAAGTAACTTTATCGTTTTCGGATAAATCTAATATTTTTCTTACGACAACTTCTGCATATTGCCGAATCGAAGCAATTTTACCTCGATTAGGTCTATCGATATAAAAAGCATCAAGTATTAAATCATTGACCAAATCACTATATACTTCATTTTTAAATTTCACTTTTTCTTTCCTATTGATTGTTATGATTTTTCAGTAGCGACTAACCTTCTCTGTATGGTTTAAAGTCGTATAACATTCGTCCAGAGTGATACCTTAAAAACAATGTAGCAATACTATCTTTATAAAAATCATAAGGTTTTCAAAGAAAATTGAAAGCCATACGAAAAATAGATAGTTAGTAACATCACATTAAAGGAACCAATGAAATCCTGCACGTATTTAATGCTGATAGGAACTATCTCTAAACACATATGGGGGCATAAATAAATTAGAGGTATACGTCCGCTCTGGCACTGAGCTGATTGTCATATTTACTTGAATCCAGAGTAGCAAGGGGACAGCTCGCATGAGCTGTTTAATAGCACATAACGCAAAAAGTTAAGCGTTTATACTGATTCGCTTATTGAGTCCGATAAACCAATCAGTTAAAGTAGCCCCGCCATTAGCAAAATCTAGTGGTCAAGGATTCTCACCCTTGTAAAGAACTATCCACTGGTAGGAAGTTTCTGCCAGTGTGTCTGTGATCGCCCTTTCAATGGCGGTTCAGACGGGGGAGGCTTCGGCCTCGCTGGAAGATAGTTCCCAGTTGTGAGAACCCTGTTTGAATCGCCACCATCAATATTAATTAATGGAAGGGGTAGCAGGAATGAATAACAACATCAGAAATGACTGGCATCAAGCCGATATTATTGCTGCATTACGTAAACGTGGTACAACCTTAGCGGCTGTTTCCCGTGAAGCGGGACTCAGTTCATCTACACTAGCAAATACTCTTAGCCGTCCGTGGCCTAAAGGCGAATGGATTATCGCTAATTATCTCAACGTACATCCCTCAGAAATCTGGCCGAGTCGCTATTTTGATTCGTATGGTCGATTAATTGAGCGTCATGCTCGCAATAAGCTACTGGAATAA